AAAGGCAGAGGTTCGAGAGGTTTGTTTATCTATCCAACCCTTCGCAGAATTCAGGCTGAATTGATTCATAAATGGGAAGCAAGTTTTAATCGCATCATTAAGGAATGGGTCTAATGGCTACTGGTAATCGCACATTAAAGTTATCAATCCTCGCTGATGTTGATGACTTAAAAAAGAAGCTAGGCGATGCTGATAAAGCCGTCGAAAGCAATGCAAGTAAGATTTCAGAGTTTGGCAAAAAGGCTGCTGCTGCTTTTGCTATTGCAGCTGCTGCTGCCGTTGCCTATGCTGGCAAATTAGCCATTGATGGGGTCAAATCAGCGATCGAGGATGAACAGGCACAACTTAGGCTAGCCAATGCCTTAAAGACCGCCACAGGGGCTACTGATGCCCAAATAAGGGCAACTGAGGAATATATTTCAAAGACCCAATTGGCAACTGGCGTTACTGACAATGATTTGAGAAATGCCCTTCAGCGATTATCAGTCAGCACAAAGGATGTTAATACATCTCAAAAGTTACTTAATTTGGCATTGGATGTTGCCGCAGGATCAGGCAAGGATTTAGCAACTGTCACATCAGCATTGGCAAAAGCCTATGATGGACAAGAAACACAGCTCGCAAGATTAGGTATTGGTTTATCAGCTGCTGATCTCAAGGCAATGGATTTTACTGAAACCCAAAAAGCATTGAGCAATCTTTATGGTGGGGCAGCGGCAAGAAATGCTGAAACTTTTCAAGGCAGAATCGATCGATTAAAACAAGCATTTGAGGAAGCCAAAGAGTCCGTTGGTGCCGCACTTTTGCCAGTTATTGAAAGATTAATTGGTTACATTTTCCAATATGGAGAGCCGATAGTTAATAAATTTAGAGATGCTTGGCAAGTTATTCAAAAGGCAATTGACAATAACCGAGAGAGTTTTGATGAGTTTGCACAACTATTGCAAAATTATATTTTACCAATATTGAGCAAAGTATTTAGTTTGATGATTGATCTTGGAGCAAAAGCAGCATCAGCAATCATTAACGCATTTGGTGCAATTGCTGGAGCGGTGACTCCAGTTTTAAATTTCATTATTGATGCAATCAACACAGTTATTCGAGGCATTAACTTAGTTAAGCCAGGAGCAGATATAGGCGGACTCAGCCGAATAGGCGGAACAAGCGGTGGAATATCTGATTACAGAGCTGGTGAGCGAGGTTTGCCTACTGTCACAAATACTGTGCCACAAAATCAACCAAATGTAATCAACAACATTTCGGTTCAAGCCATTGATCCAGAGGGTGCTGCTAGAGCCATTCAAAAAGTGTTAGTTGATAGTTCAGCCAGATCCACACCGACCTTCGGTGGTGGCGGTGCATTCATAGTAGTTCAATAATGACACTTTGGAATCCTGATTGGAAAGTCAGCGTTAATGGCGTTGAATATACCGATGTTACTATTTCAGATATAGCCCATCAGGCTGGTCGATCAAATGTCTATTTGCAACCCAATCCCTCCTACATGCAAATTACAGTAGTTGCCTTAAACAATGAAAACTACAATTTCCAAATAAATGATGGTATAAGCATTCAGGTCAAAGATAGCACTAACACTTATAGGACTTTATTTGGTGGCAACATAACCGATGTTACGACTGAAGTTGCAACAGCTAGTTCAATTGCCACAACCTTTAGTTACACAATTCTTGCTTTAGGATCATTGGCTAAATTGCCAAAAGTCATTTATGAAGGCACATTGGCGAGGGATGATGATGGCGACCAAATGTATCAATTGCTATCTGATTTGTTTCTTAACAATTGGAATGAAGTGCCAGCAGCTGAAACTTGGTCAGGTTATGATCCAACAGTTACTTGGGCAAATGCTGAAAACTTAGGACTTGGTGAAATTGATCGACCAGGAGTTTATGAAATTACAGCTAGAGGCGCAGATGCAGATACTGTTTACAACATAGCAGCTCTTATTGCCAATAGCGCACTTGGCGTTTTATATGAGGACAATGAAGGTCGCATTGGTTATGCAGATGCATTACACAGGCAGAATTATCTTGCCAATAATGGCTATACCGACATTTCAGCAAATACAGCCTTGTTCAGAGGTTTGAGGACTTTGACCAAAGGTTCAGATGTTCGAAATGATGTCATTTTAAATTATGGCAACAATTTTGGCTCACAGGTAACAGCTATTGATCTTGACAGTGTCGAGCAATTTGGCTTTAGGGGCGAAACCATTAACACAGTTTTGCATGATGCGATGGACGCTCAAGCAGTAGCAGATCGATACATTGATTTGAGAGGCTATCCAAGAGCCTTATTTGACAACATTACTTTCCCTATAACCAATACCGAAATTGATGATACAGACCGAGATGCCCTGCTTGGTATCTTTATTGGTCAGCCAATGCGAATAACAGACTTGCCTGTTCAGATAGCCCCAACTGGTCAATTTGAGGGTTATGTTGAAGGCTGGCGTTGGAGCACTAGATTCAACGAATTATTTTTAACCATAAATCTAAGTCCGATAGAATTCTCCCAAATTGCAGTTCAATGGGAGCAAGTATCAGCCTCAGAGGCTTGGAACACTCTAAGTGGTACACTTACATGGGAAAATGCGATTGGAGCAGTAGCCTAATATGGCAAACACAACGAATTTTAATTGGGAAACACCGGACGACACAGATCTGGTTAAGGATGGCGCAGCTGCTATCCGCACACTTGGTTCAGCTATTGACACATCATTGGTTGATCTTAAAGGTGGCACAACTGGTCAGATATTATCTAAAGCAACTAACACCGACATGGATTTTACATGGATCACAAATGATGTCGGCGATATCACTGAAGTTGTCGCATCAGCACCTTTAACTGGTGGTGGCGCATCAGGATCAGTTACAGTTGGAATTCAAGATGGAACAACTGCACAAAAAGGCGCAGTTCAATTAGAAAATTCAACATCAAGCACATCAACAACAACAGCAGCAGTTCCTGCTTCCGTCAAATCTGCTTATGATTTAGCAGATGCTGCAATTGCTAAATCTTTGGTTGATGCTAAAGGTGATTTACTGGTCGGAACAGCAGATAACACAATTGGTCGCTTGGCTGTTGGAACAAATAATCATGTTTTAACTGCCGATAGCACAACCGCAACCGGACTTAAATGGGCTGCTGCTAGTGGTGGCGGAAAAGTCTTGCAAGTTGTTTCAACAATTAAGTCCGATACCTTTACAACTACTTCAGGCACTCCAACAGATGTAACAGGTTTATCAGTTTCCATTACACCAAGTGCTACTTCAAGCAAGATTTTAGTAATTTACAATGTGGCTTTGTTTAATCATACCAGCGTTGGTTTATCATTTATGAATCTTGTGCGTGGAACAACTGATTTATCACAAGGAACAGCAAGTGGAAATAGAACAGTTGCAACAGGTGGTGTCGATGTATTAAATTCTTATGCACCTACCGCTGCTGTTTCAGGCAATTTTTTAGATTCGCCATCAACAACCTCAGCAACAACTTACAAAATTCAAGTATGGTCACCAGGTGGTAATCAAACTTCTGTTAATAGGTCACATACAGATGACAACCAAACTAATAGACCAAGATTTGCGTCAGTAATTACGGTAATGGAAATAGGTGCATAATGATTGATTACACAAAAATTTTAGAATATAAATATGCAGGTAGCGTGTGGACTCTAAATGGTGAGGATTACAAAGGTTTGACTTGGTTATCAGATACACCTAAGCCTACTAAGGCAACTCTTGATGGGTTATGGTCAGAGGTACAAGAGTTGATTGCAGCCGAAGCGCAAGCCAAAGCGCAAGCCAAAGCCTCAGCGGAAGCAAAACTTGAAGCTCTTGGTTTGACTGTTGAGGACTTAAAAGCACTAGGTTTGTAATGAAACCTTGGTTGTCTAAAGCAGCAGTTCAGTTGCGTGAGCAGATTGATGATTCTTTTCCTGATCGATCCCGAAAATCAGATGGTTGGATTTCAGACGCAAGGCATCAAAAAGTAAAATCTGACCACAACGCTTTGCCGTCGGGTGAAGTTTGTGCTCTCGATATAACAGCGGACTTAGGTGCAGCCGAAGGTATATCTGCCTATCTTGCTGACCAAATTCGCATTGCTGGCAAAACAGATTCCCGAATCAAATATGTTATTCATAATCATCATATTGCCAGCAAACTCTTAAACTGGCGTTGGCGTAAATATAAGGGCATCAATCCTCATACAAAGCACATTCATATTTCATTCAAACCAAATCAAAAAGGCGATTTCTTTAACATCCCACTACTAGGAGGCAANNAATTAAGTCATATTTGAGAGCTGTTGCTGCATCTGGAATAACTGTTGCGCTTGCTATTGTGGGCGACATCCGACCAGAGTTTGCAGTATTGCTTGGTGCGATTGTTGCTCCTATTGCTAAAGCACTTGATCCTAAGTCTGGCTCTGAGGCTGATTACGGAATCAATGCGAAATGACGGCTCAAGATTGGGTCGCTATCGCTACTGGCGTATGCGCCACAACAGGCAGTTTATTTATGGGTCTGCGTTGGGTTATTAAATCCTATTTAGCAGAACTAAAGCCGAACTCAGGCACAAGCATGAAGGATCAAATTACAAGACTTGAACAGCGTGTCGATGATCTGTTTGTCTTAATCTCTAAGCGATAATTTTTCTTATGGCGAACACACGAAAAACCACTAAACAAAAAAAAGTAACTCGTCGAGACGTACGCCAAACTCCTGACA